GCTGCTTTATCTGACATGACCGAAACCGGACTGGCCGATGCCATTGCGGAACTCGACAAACAGATCGACGCGGCGACGGCACCGCTTCGGGTACGGAGAGGGCAGTTGCAGAAGTGCCAAATGATCCTTCGCGGTCGGAAGAAAGTGGCTGACGGGACGCTGCGACGAAAGAAGAAGGGCGCTGGAGCGAATCCCGAGACCGCCCGAGTGACCGTCGTATTGGACCCAACGGACAAAAAGGTCCTGTTGGCGTTAGGCGTTGGCTGTATCACGGCCGCATCCATCGGGCTCAACATTGGCGAACCGGCTCCGGTCGTTCTGGCCCGGCTCAATCAACTTGAACTTGCGGGTGCAGTATGCCGCGGAGAGGCTGGTAGCGGCACGTGGAAACTCGTTCGGCCAGTCGGGTCCACCGCGAGGTAGCCGATGAGTCGCGTGGCAGGGATGCCGATTGTTGCCCAAGGAGCCCGCGTTCGCATTCCGCTCTATCCGAAGCAACGCGACTTCATCGTCTGTCCGAAACCAGTGCGAGGCTTCACCGGCGGCCGAGGTAGCGGGAAAACGACAACTGGGGCAATCGACCTGCTGCTACGGTCTAAGGCCAACTGCCTCTACATGGTCGTGGCCCCGAGCTACAAGATGATGGATCGGGCGACGTTCCGAACATTCAAGGAAGGCGCTGAACGGCTTGGCGTTTGGCCCGGCGACGAGGGGCATTACAAGCAAGAGCGACGAGTCGTCGGACGGAACGGAGCGGAGTATCTCTTCTGTTCTGCTGACGACCCAGAATCGCTGAGAGGCCCGAACGCTTCGGGTGCGTGGCTTGATGAGGTGCAGGATGTTGAAGAGGAGGCTTACCGAAACGTCCGGGGGTGCTTGCGGCAGCATGGTCGCATGGGGTGGGTTACCGCCACCTTCACTCCCGGCTCTCCGGACCACTGGACAAGCAAGGAGTTTATCAGCAACCCCGACACGGCCAGGGCGGCATTCTTTCGGGCATCGCTTATCGAGAACGCCTTCACGGACGAGGACTACTATCAGTCGCAACTCGCCAACTTCGCGGCGTCACCGCTTGCACTCAGACGCGAAGTACATGGCGAGTGCGTCTTCCTGGAAGGCGCCGAATGGCTCCCGGAGTATTTCCAGAACTGCTGGTTCGATGAATGGCCGGATCCTGCGCGGGGCGGGATCAAGGTCATTGCCCTCGATAGCTCGAAAGGCAAGGGCGGGAAGACAGGCGACTATTCGGCATTCGTCAAGTTGCTCTGGGTCGATGGGCTCTTGTACGCTGACGCCGACATGCGGAATGACCGCGATGGGTCGATGATCTCGCAAACGGGCGTCGAGTTATTTAAGGAATGGCAACCGCACTACTTTGTGGTCGAAGAAGAGATGGGGCAAGACTTGCTGATTGCCGATATGCACCGGATCGCGGACGAGCAGAGGATCGTTATGCCATTGACCCCGATGGGAACCGACAAGATCAACAAGGAGGTTCGCATTCGGCGGTTGACGCCTTACGTTTCACGGCGGCAATTTCGGTACAAGAGCAACTCGCCGGGTGCCAAGATGCTGGTCGATCAGATGATGGCATTCCCACAAGCGGAACACGATGACGGGCCCGACGCTCTCGAGTATAGCGTCCGGCTTCTGGTTAAGGCAACGACCGGCTTGATCCTTCCGCCACGGGCCGTTTACGGCCATACTTCGATGGGAGCAACTGCCGCATGAGACGCCACCGAATCATTCCCGGTTCCGAACGTCGCGCATTCGTCAAGTCGGATCGAGTAGGCCCGTGCAACCCGAACGGCCGCATGACGGTTACGCTGGTCCTATCGCCCGAAAGCACGAGGGACCATGCCTTGGCTGTCGTGCGACAAGCCCGCCGATTCGGTCTGACGCGACTTCGGGCAACGCCGCACGGGATCGTTTTCTCCGGCCGCGTCGCCGATATGCAGCGGACGTTCCAGGTCAGTCTGCACGAGCATGTCGGCCCGGATGGGCCCTGCCGTTGTCGCAGCGGGCCGTACAGCGTCCCCGAGGGTTTCGGCAGCAACGTGGTCGCCGTGCTGGGTCTGGATACCCGACCGCAGGCCAAGCCGCACCATCGAGCCCATGCGGTGCCTTTGGCTGCGTCGGGAGCCAGGTATCCCCGGCAGTTTGCGGAGGCTTACGGATTCCCTCGCCACGGTGGCCGAGGGCATTCTGTGGGAATTGTGTCCCTGGGGGGCGCTTACCAATCGACTGCCATGCGGCAAGCATTCGCAGCAACAGGACTGTTGCAAACCCCAGGAGTGTCGGTATCCGGCCGACAACGGACGGTACAGGTCGGGGCAACGATTGAGACGATGCTTGACGCGGAGATTGTCGCAACCGTCGTGCCCTACGCCCGCACTTGCATCTACTTCCGCCCCAACACGACAGCCGGCTTCTACAATGCCATCGCGTCGGCCGTGCAAGCCGGTCACGATGCGGTGTCGATATCATGGGGAAATCCGGAAGAACTCTGGAATCATGCGGCAATGACCGCGTTCAACATTCTCGCCATGCGAGCAGGACAACAGGGCGTCACAATCACGGCGGCATCGGGCGACAACGGTTCCGACGACGGCCAACCGGGTCCGGTCGAGACGGACTTCCCGGCCAGCGCCCCCTACATCCTTGGCATTGGAGGCACAACCATTGCCTTGACTGGCAACATCTATCAGTCGGAGGTCGTCTGGAATACGCCCAGCGGTGCCACAGGTGGCGGCTACAGCGAGTTCTTCGCGTTGCCGGACTATCAGGTCGGCGTCAACACACCAGGGAACACGTTCCGCATGGTGCCTGACGTGGCTGCCGTTGGGGACCCGGCCACCGGATACATCATCCACCTGAACGGCCGCAACATGGTGATCGGGGGCACAAGCGGCGGGGCTCCGCTTTGGGCGGCTTTGGTCTGCCGCCTGAATGCCATCCTTGGCCGTCGCCTTGGCTTCATCCACCCGGTTCTTTACGGGCTTCCGGCGGGCTCTTTACGTGATATTGTGATCGGCGGCAATGGCGCGTATAGTGCCGGAGTCGGATACGATAGGTGTACTGGACTCGGAACGCCACCATCGGCGTTGGCATCACTTCTCGTTTAACAGGAGACATCCAAGATGGTTTCGCAGCAGCCGAAGAACCCTCCAACAAAACTCCCCGAGATCTTCCCCATTGGAGATCGAGTCGTGGTCAAACGGAAGCGGGCCAGCGATACGACTCCCGGCGGCATCGTACTTCCCGACGCAGTACGCGAAACCAAGTGCATCGGAGAAGTCATCGCAGTCGGCCCCGGCGCCTTGCGGAGTTTCCGGCAAGCCGGAGAAGCGGAACGGTATCCGATGCAGACGAAGGTGGGCGACAAGGTGCTGCTGCCCATCGGGACGCAGATCATTAAACTGGACGAAGACGACCCTGATTCGGAAGTCTGTATCTGCCAGGAGTGCCAACTGCTGGCGATTGTGCGGTAATCAATCCAACCGATTTACTCGGAGATTCTGACATGAGATTGTGGACTTGGACTCGTTTTCATCGCTTGGTAAACAGGCTTTTCGTCCGGAACCTTGACAAGGTGATTGAACGCGATGCTAAACCGCACTTAGCGACAAACGCCGTCGTCAACCAAGACACCGGATGTCTCACGCTAGCCCATGCCGCCGCTGTTAGCGATGCGCTTGATCGAACGCGAGAAGAGAAGGCCGTGCGGGCATTGACTGATCCTCCGGCGGTTCCGCCCTTTCCAGAAGCGTGCGAAACCGATAGGCTTTTGACGCAGATCAAGAAGAGCATCGCGGAGTATCCGCAGCCCTTCCCGCCAGTACGTTTGCTTCCTGTTGTCATTATTCGCGCTCCCGCCCCGACTGACCTGTACGACGTAGTATCGTCGCTCAAAGCCACAATCAAGCAACGTGACGGCAGCCCGTTCCCGCTGGCCGTTCAGAAGGCGACCGTGAACATCGACTGGATGACCGGGGCCCCCGTGACCGTGGACATCACGGCCGCTGGCGGCTTTGCGGTAGAAGCGGCGGCCGGTCTGCGGAGTATCGAGATCGACGGCAGGAAGTACCGACTGGTGGAAGTACCCAATGTCCATCTTGCAACAGGCTTTGACGCAGAAGAGATTGATCGGTAACGCCAGGGAGGGTGTGAAATATGGGACTTATCCAACGATTCCGCGAGTGGCTGAACCCGCCGCCGCCCGCCGCTCCGCCGCCGCCGCCCACATTCTACGCCTCGCCGGAATTGATCGGCGAGATTCGCCGGCTGAAAGAGCAAGCCGACTGGATGGAGCGACTGATTGAAGAAGACGAGCGATCATTCACTTACGGCGAAGACGGCACGGTCCAGTTCGGAATGAGCCAAGGGGACCCATCGACAACGATGTTCTCCTACTCGTGGGCCTACAGCCAAGGCATGTTCCGGCCGAGTTACGGGGCGTGCTTTTTCATCAACGAGGCTCAGCACCGGATCATCCGGGCACGCTCGCGGGCTTTTGCGTCAGTGAATCCTTACTGGCATGGCGTCCAGCACACGCTGAAGACGCACGTTGTCGGCATGGGCCACAACTGGACCGTCGTACCGCGCGACCCGGACGAGAAGGTCAGTCCCGCGAAGGCGGCGAAAGCACAGCGCGAACTGGACGACTTCTACTGGGGAACCGGCGAGTACGAAGGGTTCAACGGCGCACCCTATCGTACCACGCAAGGCGAGAAGGTTGACCGAAAGAGCCGCGACGGAGAATTCATTCTTCATTGCACGGTGGAAGACGCGAAGCTCCGCGTCCGATTCTGGGAGCCACTGTTGCTCTGGACGCCAGCGACAGCAACCTATGACAGCACCAATGAGGTTCTGTTTGGCATCCAGTTCAAGCGGGGCGACTACGAAAAACCGCTGCGATACCACCTTCGCACAACGGACTATTTGGGGGCGACGAACGACGATGACCCTCTGTGGCACCGCGGGATCGAGGCCGACAAGATTCAGCATCGCAAGGTGAATGTGGATCGCGGCTGCCCCCGCGGCATTCCCGACACCTACTGGGTACAGAGCCGCTTGGAGCAATCACTGCGAACCTTGCGGGCAATGGGAACGCTGGTCCAGGTCCGAGCCAAGATCGCCATGATCCGCAAGCGGGTGAATGCGCTAGCAGGCGCCGTTCAGCCGCAACTATCCGCCTCTGCCGCCGCCACGATCACGAATTCGGCCGGACAGGTCCGCAACGTCTTCTCGTATCCGGAAGGCGCGATCCTCGACACGTCAGACCAAGCCGAGTACCAGTTCCCGGGGCAGAACATCGAAACCGACAAGATCGTCGCGTCGGTTCAAGCGGACCTGCAAGCCGTGGCGACCAGCATGGGGCTCGCGGACTACATGGTGAGCGGCAATTTAGGGTCAGGGTCCTATGCGACGGCGATGGTCGCCTCCGGCCCAGTAGTCAAGACATTCCAGCAGCAGCAGACGGACATGATCGAAGAGGATCGGCGGATTGCCACTCGCGTCTTGCAGACTGCAATCGACGCGAAGCGGCTGGACGAAGACACACTTGAACTGCTGACAATCGAAATGCACGGGCCGTCGCTCGCGGCTTCGGACGGCGTTCAAGATGCGCAGGCCCGGCAAATCGAGCACCAGCAGGGTGTACTCAGTAAGACGACCTGGCGGCAAGTTCGCGGCTATGATCCCGGGCGAGAGGAAACCAACTTCAAGTCGGAAGCCGAGGAAGAACTGAAAGTCCAGACGATCCAAGGAATCGCTCCAGGGCAGAACCAAGGCGGAGACGGAGAGCAAGGAGGCGGGCAGCCTCGCAATCGCCAAGCCGCCACCGCCCGGCCGTTCAGCCCGGATGAGGAACCTCGGCAGAAGCAGCGGGCCAGCGGGGCAACGCGGGAGGAAGAGAATCGGATGCTGGAAAGCAGCCATGATCCTCAGAGCCAAGAGAGGTTGACGCAAGAGGATCTGGCGATGGCCGCTCAGATCATCCCCGAAGGTTGGCTCCCGCAGATCAAGGCGGAGATTCTGGCGTTGGCACGCTTCGCCGGGCCTCCAAACGAGAACGCCGCGCCTACCGATTATGAGCCGGGGATCAAGGGTATCTATCTCGGCACCGTGGACGGTCAAGAGGTATGGGCCATCGACATGCGGGCCATGATGGTCAAGTACAACTGCCCCGACCTTGTAGTGGCCGGCAACAGCACGCGATGGACGTTCCTGCCTCGGAACAAGATCATCGTGGACTGGTCGTTTACCGCTGCGGATCGGGCGTGCGACATCCTCCATGAGTTGATCGAGCAACTGCTGGGCGAAGCCGGATGGAGTTACGCCAGAAGCCACCGTTACGCCAACCAAGGACCGGGTTGCGAAAGCGCGTGGCTCCTGGAGTTACGGCCCGAACTTGCGGCATTGAAGCCGCCCATTAAGGACTGACCTTTGCAGAAAGCGTGCATCTTCAAGGCCGCGGTTGAGTGCGCCCTCGGGCTGGCGATTCATCTAAAGCGACACTTGCCACCCGATATTGCGCTTGTGGATGAATATCTGGACGTCAACAATCAGATAGTCGCATTCCGCCTGGAGGGTGAGGGGCTCCCGGCATGGTGCCGTGTCGGGTCCGACAGTCCAGAGATAGCAATGCGGGTCGCGATTGACTTGCAGGAAGACGGTTCGGTGCAATTCAGACCAGGAGATACCTGACCAATGAGTCGATATATCCAGAAGGCCAGAGCACTCAGTGACATCGGCACCAGCGGCCAAGCAGAAGCCGAACCGAAGCCGCCCGATGTCGGTCCCGTGCCAAGACTCTGGGAAGACCTGCCCACACCAAAGCATCCGGCGAACCTCCGCAAGATGCTGGTCGCCCAGCAGCAGATTCAACTCATGCTCGCAACGGCCGAAGGGCAGGAAATCGACGGACGGCGGTTCTATGGCAAGCTCCACGTCATCGTGAAAGTCGAGAACGGACTCGGGCAACACGTCAGCGGTTTCCCGGAGTTCTCGGATCGGGGATAGAATCGGACCCCCCGATAAAAATAATCTGTAGTGCTCTCACCCCCCGTATCCGATAGGATTATTGGCGGCAGCAGGATGCAACCGCAAGGGGCCACGGACGGCCCCGCCCATTTTGAGGGTATCTGACCGAGATTGGCAGAGCCCGGGATGATTCCCGGGCTTCCGTCGTTTAGGGGGTATGAGGGCTGCGGCATGGCAAAGAAAGACGAGAATCCGGAGCGTCAGCAAAGCCGGTTCCGCGAGTTCACCGCCGGACCAGCCACCCCGATCCGCGTCGATCCCGAGAAGGGTGTCCTGTACGACGTGCTTATCCTCGGGCACAACAGCCGCAACCGGTCCACCTACGGCCAGCAGGTCATGCAAGAGGCCGTCAAGCACTACGAAGGGGCCACCGCCTACGTAGGACATACAAAGGACGGGTCGAACCCCGACTATGACCGTCGGATGGGCGTCCACCGCAACGTGCGTGTCGCCGCCGATGGAATCCGAGGTGACTTCCACTTCAACCCGAAACACCGCATGGCCGAGCAGTTGGTGTGGGATGCCACCAATTCGCCCAATCAAGTCGGCTTCTCACACGACGCCGATTGCACTTACTCGATCCAGAACGGCCGCAAGGTCGTAACCAGCATCGACCGCGTATACAGCGTCGATCTCGTCACACGACCGGCCACAACCCACGGCCTGTTTGAGGACGAAGAGGAGGCGTTGGCTGATGATCCGAAGATTCGTAGCCTGGCTGAGACGTGCCTTGCGGCGTCTGACAACGTGCGGTCGATCCTCTTCGCCCGCGACGAAACCGCGGAAGCGAAAACCGCCCGCATCACGGAAGCGCTCGTCGAGTGGCAAAGCGAAATCCACCCGAAGAACCAAGACGAAGTAACCGGCCCGCCGGCCCCGGCTGCGGGCACTTCCCTCAAGGAGGAGGATACGCACATGGGAGTTGAATACAAGGAGATCACCGTCGAGAGCCTGACCAAGGAGCGGCCGGATCTGGTCGCCAAACTGCAAGGCACCGACGAGCATACGCGGCTGACCGAAGAGGTCAAGACGCTGGCCGAAGCCTCCAAGGCAAAGGACGCCGAACTGGCGGCCCTCAAGACCGAGAAGGCGAAGCGGCTGAAGGAAGAGGAGATCACCGCTGAACTGAAGGCCGCGAACTTCCCGACCGCCGATGAAGTGGCCTACTCCCCAACCTTCAAGGAGAGCCTGTCCGGTGCCGCCGACAAGACGGCCCGGGCTGCCATCATCGCCGACCGCATGGCCCTGACCGGCCGGTTGCAGGAACACCAACTCTTCCAGCCGTCGCCGATGGCCGAAGTTCGGCCGACCGACCGGATGGCTGCGAAGGCTGATCCGACCTACGACGGCGTCTTCGGCAAAGCGGCGTAACCGCTCATACCGGAGTCGCATTCCACCCGACCATTCACGCAAGGAGGCGAGCCCAATGGCATCCCAATGCAGATATGTCAGCGGCGACGCTAAGCCGCGAGTCTACAAGGCCAGTCAGTCCTACCCTTTTGAGAAGGGCGACTTGCTGTACGAACACCCGGCCGACCATACCCTTCGCAGGTCGTCCGACATGAACGCCCAAGGCGATGAGGAGCACGGCCAACTTGGGTTCGCCGAATACTTCGTTGGCGTGGCCGGCGTGAAAAACGGCCTGGAGTCCGGCGAAGTGAGTTTCAAACTCAACCAGAACTACGAAGCCGAGGTGCTCATCTTCACCGGCGGCGTCTGGGAGTTCGATTGCGTTAGCCAGCAATTCGTGTCCGGCCAGGGCGTGGCGATCTTCTCTGATTGGGACGGGTCCTGCCCCTATCCGCAGAAGGTCGATGCACTCGCCGGTTCCGCCGCACTGGAGCAACGGATCGGCGTGGCCGTGATGAGCGCCGGCGCCCTGAAGGCCGCTGCCGCGATGACGCGGGTTCAGATCGAGATTCAACCCAAGGCGTTCTGGCAGGGTGGCATTCCGACCGCTGGCACATACACTGGCACTAGCGGCCAGTAGTCATTGAGGTGGGCTGTGCAATCTAGCGGAATTTACGCCATCGAGAATGTCGCAAACGGGAATCGGTACTACGGAAGTACCCGCAATTTCCGCAAGCGGCAGAGCCTCCACTGGAGTCAACTCCGCAGGGGAAGGCACACAAACCCCCACCTTCAGGCTGCCTGGAATTTGTACGGAGAATCGGCCTTCAAGTTTATCGTCGTCACCGAGTGTCCTGTCACGCAGCTCTTGGCATCCGAGACCGTGTATCTCGGCCAGCCTGACGCCGCATACAACATCGCACGCGATGCAGTCAACCACAGTCACTCTGAAGCGACGCGAGCAAAGATCGGCGACGCACTGCGCGGTCGATCAATGCCCGCCGAGCTGCGAACGAAGATGCTTGGCCGTTCACCGTCACCGGAAACGCGCGAGAAATTACGGATCGCCCAGACCGGCAAGCGGCACTCTCTGGAAGTTAGGGCCCGAATGGCCGCAAGGATGACTCCCGAGGCGCGTGCGCGAATAAGCGCCGCGTTTACTGGGCGTGTCCTGAGCGATGAAACTAAAGACAAGATGCGTGCCGCACGATTGGCCCGCATAGCACAAAGTCACAAGGAGGTGTAATATGGCGCGAGGCCAGAGTATCGGTCGTGAGTTTCGCTGCCGGCTCCAGGAAGAGTCGAAGAAGCGGAACGCCCGCATTACCGAAAGCTTCATCGAAGAGAGTCAGACGGTGCGTGGACTCCGCGAAACCGGACTGGCGCTCGATGACGGGAACTTCCGCCTCCCCGGCAAGAGGCCGGAGATCATGTTTGAGGAGTGCAGTCTCCGCGAAATGGCCGCCCAGTGCATCGTGGACCGACACGGGCACCCGGTCGGCGAGGGGTACATCGAAGAGATGTTCAACCCCGCCAAGTCAAACGCCCCTCACGTCCGCATGAGCCGTATGCGTGAGGCCGGCGACATCAGCGCCGTCGATTATTCGATGTTCGCCGGCATCACCGGGCAGCTCCTCATCAACAGCACGCTCCAAGGTTGGGAGCATGAGGAGTTCAAGTTCACCAAGTCGGCAGGCACCTACAACACGGCATTCATCGACGGCGAGCGTGTGCCCGGCGTGTCCATGCCTTACACGGCCGACATGAGCAACGCCAAGGAAGACCTGTTGCTGGTCAAGCCGCAACAGCCGTTCCCGTACCTCACGATGGGCTCGAACTACATCGAACTGCCTGCCACCGAAATGCGTGGCGGGATCATGGGTGTGGACCGCCTGTCGATCTACGGCGACCGCACCGGCCTGGTGGCGAAGAACGCCGCCGAAGGTGCCCGCGTCTTGGGCGTCCGCAAGGAGCAGCGTGGCCTGCAACTCTTGATCGGCGGCGACTCCGTGGCGTACAAGGAGAAGTTCCTTCACGACTCCAAGGCATACGAGACCGACCCGTACCAGTACGAGAGCGGGTCGGGAAGTTATCAGTTCGCCGATGGCTTGGCCGCTCGAACGATGGCGGCGTTCTACAACGACATCCCGGCCAACCCGCTGACGGACTGGCACACCTTCGAGAAGGCTGACATCGCGGCCAGCAAACTCACCGATCCGAACAACGGCCTACCGATCACCTACCGCTTGCCAACGCTCTTCCTGTGCTGGACCGAGCGGTTCAACGCAGCCATCGTCTTGAAGGCGTTCGAGACCTGGCGAATCAGTCAGGCCACCAACTCGGCACCCTACGTGAACGCAGCCATCAACACGGTCGGCCCGAACGTCATTCAGGAGATGATCGGCAACCTGGACGTGGTACCCAGCCGCATGTTGCGGCAAGAGATGATCAAGTCCGGCCTATACAGCGAAACCGGCAGCGGCACGCCTCAGTCGGACAAGGTGTACTTCTACGGCGACCTGAGGGAGGCCATCAGGTACAGCACCAACTGGAATATCAAGGTCGTCATGGCCCCGGCCAACAGCGAAGCCGAGTTCACTCAGGACATCATCCTGCGGTGGCGGTTCGATGAGCGTGGCCGCTGGGGCTGGCACAATCCCAGAATGATCCAACGGTGGAACTACCAGGCGCAGGCGTAACCGACCCGTCACCGGCTTGGCATCGACGATTTGTGAAGCAGAGCCCCCGGCCGCCTTCCCTGGGCTGCCGGGGGTTTGCCTAAGACAGGGAGCCTTATACCGAAGGAGTGTTGCGATGCGACGCAAATTGGGACGCAAGCAACGGAAGGCGGTCAGACGTGCCGCGATAACGCGACGGGGCCGATCTAAGACTGCCGCAACCACTACGGCCGAAGGTATGGCCCTTCAACTCCGCCGAATCGTCCGTGTCGCCACTAGGCAGATCAATCGGAGACTGAACGCGAACCCCAACGGTGTTTTGGCCGCCGACATCCTTGCGGCCTTTGGCAAGGACGATGCCACCGCCTTGCAGACCTACCTCGCCTCGGGCGAAGCCCTCAGTACGCCGAAGCCTGCGGCTGCCGCTCCGGTCGTTACGCCGGCCATTGCGCCCGTGTAACAGGAGGACGATCAGTTGGCCTACACGCTCGATATTGCAACCGTGCAAGGGGACGTTGCCCAAACGCTGGCCAACTTGACGGCGTTGCGGGCCGAAATCCTCGCAAACCCGAAGCCGGATTACGACGTTCACGGGCACCACTTCAACTGGGTTGGCATGTACAAGTTCCTGTCGGACGAAATCACCGCCTGCATGAAGCAACTCAGTCAATTGCAGCCGTTCGAGGAAGTCGGCATTGCGAGGTAGCCTGTGGTTTATGCTCCGGATTTCTCGACTGACCTGCTTGTGGTCCAAGGACTCGACAGTTTCACACTGAAGGTCCAAGACGAAGACGATATCGACCTCGCGGATTGCGTGCTGACCGAGCCTGTCGATACGCGGGAAATGGAAGCGACGGACGGCCAGGTCCCACAGATGGACCAGATGATGGTTTGGCCGATCGCCCGCTCTCCGGTCATGCCGCCGCTCGGAAGCTGTCTAGTAGACGCAGACGACGTCTACTGGACGATTCTTGCCATTCGCCGCAAGCAGCACGTTGAGACGTGGGAAGCCCGCTGTCGCAATCTGTCGATCGTTCCATCTATCGCCAACGAGGTGACGCTTCTCAGGGCCGTCTACGGCAAGGGCCGGGCTAACGAAGCGCGGGCGCATTGGCGAGGGCTGGTCAGTGGTGAATGGCCGACCACAGAAGCCGATGTGATTTCTGCGAAACTGCAACCGGCAACAGAACTGGCCCAGATTCGCTACGGTGCCGAATGGGCCAGACAGACATACCGCTTGATCCTCGACAAAAGACTCGACATCGACTTGGCCTGTGGAGAGTTCCGAGTGCTGGACGCATCGGGCAATCACTACCGGATTCTGGAGCTTATCGACGAGGCTCGATTGGATAGGTATCCTGTGGCGATTGTCGTTCGGATCATCGAGGGCCGCGAGTTTTTCCGCGAGGGCTCGCCAGCACCGTTGACATCGCCCACTTTTCCGGCACCGTAAAACCGTACAAGGTCCTGGATTGCAAAATCGGAGTTTTGGCTACTGCCATCGGGGCGGCGACGGAAAGATAGTGAGGCGACAAAGCATGGCCTTGTTTGAGAACATCCCAGATCTAACGAACCCTAAACCCTAACCCATTGGCCCTGCGATGACACCCGATGAGTGGGTCGGACTGGCGATGGCCGTGATGGTGCTAGTTGGCGCGATCGCCGCCTGTTACGCGAAGCTCTGTGTTGTGGCCTCCAAAGTCGAGTCCTCGAAGGCAGCGCTGGACCGATTGCTCGGGCGCGACGACGAGCGGGAATCGCGGTGCGTGCGCCATTGGGCGCGGACCGAGGAGCTGGATCGCCGGCTGGCGAGGCTGGAGGAGGGAGGGTAGGCCATGCCTTTTGTTGACGCCAATCGCTGGGCCATGCGGCTTGCGAAGCACCCGGAGACCGGGAAACGGTTGGCCTACGGTTTGGACTTCGCCCCGGCGGGGCTCTCCAAAGGCAAGGGGGTGCCGTGCGTCCGGGCAAATCTCTTCGGGGTGCCGATCACGCTCGCGCCGCGCGGGCACGGCAAGCCGGTCAAAGCGACGGAGACGGCGCACGGCCACTCATTTGAGTTGTCGAATCCCGGCATCCTGACGTTCGAGGAACGCGACGAGCTGGTGTTCCCCTCCGGCGCG